TTCGATTCGTGGTCGGCATCGGTGGCCGACGAACACGGGGCCGCGGTCGTCGAGGCGGTTCGGCCTTTTATACCGGCGTCGTTGTCGCTATGCGTCGGCGGGTTGGGTTCGGCGCGAATGGCCGGCGATTCGCTAATAGGTTTGGTCGTTGGTTGTGTTCGTGACGCGTGGCCGTCTCATATCGAGGCCGGCGTCGATGCTATTGTCGACCTCGCGGCCGGTCGGTTCGTCGAGGCGTTACTAGGGGGTTAAAGGTGATCGAGCGACGATATACGACCGGCGGACAGGACAGAATCGGCATCCTCACTCGCGACGACGGCAATACCGCGTTGTGGGGGTATGCCGCGGTTTTCTACCGCGCTGATGATCCGGGTACTCAATTCCAATTATGGGATGATGTTTTCGAACGGATCAAGCCGACGGCCTTTAGTCGTGCCGTTCGCGAGGACGACATACGCGCTCTATTTAATCATGACGCGAACATCGTTCTAGGTCGAAATCGCGTCGGAACGCTGCGACTGTCGGTCGATGAAGTCGGCCTACGGTACGAAATCGACCCGCCTGATAACATTTTCGCGGCGTCGGTCGTCGAGTCGATTCGTCGCGGCGACGTGTTCGGTAGTTCGTTTTCATTTTTGCCGGAAACGACCGTTTTTCGCGAGGAAAAGATAGGCGACCGGTCGGTTACGATTGTCGAACGCGAGTCGGTTAGGGTTCTCGACGTTGGGCCGGTGACCTTTCCGGCCTATGCCTCGACCTCGACCGGCCTACGGTCGGCTAGCGAATTCGAGTCGACTCGAAAAGAGGTCGAGGCGTGGCGGTCGAGCCTGTCGGCCTCGCCGACGACGCGTCGAGACATTGTCGAGGCGTCGGCGCGTGTCGCGGAAGTGGCAATAGGTCGTCGACGATAGAAGGGCATCATAACTGCGAACGAATTCAGGCGACTAACCCCGCGGCCTAGTTCCGCGGGGTTCATTTTTGCGCCGACCGATGCCGGATACTATTTTCGAATTGGCGATTTTCGGATAGGCGCGGCGACCCGTTGGTCGTTGCGGTCCGTGGGTCGCGTTGCTGTTTTCCGTTAGCGTTGGCGGTCTGATGCGTTGGCCGTTGCTAATCGCGTCGCGTCGTTCGCGGCGGTCGTTGGTCTGATTATTGGCGAAATGCCGACACGGGAACACATGAGCAAGTTACAAGAATTGCGGGCACAACATGAGGCGGCCGGCGCCGCGATGATTCGTCTGCGAAACGTCATTCGCGCAGAAAATCGCGACTTCAATCCCGAAGAGCGCGCCGAGTGGGAAAAGGCTAACAAGGATTTCGACGCGCTCGACGCGAAAATCGCAATCGAAGAGCGCTGCGAGGGCGTCGAGGCGGTGCTAGGTCGCAGTAATGGCGAAGGCGCAAAGGTCAAGCCGGGCGCGCAGGATGCCGTTGGGAAGCGAAACGCGAAGGGCGGAAAGAATCGCAGCGCGGAACAAATCGAGCGACTGCATACCCTCGCGTTTGACGGATGGTTCCGTCGGCAGTTGGAAATGCCGGTTAGCGAAGAGTCGCAACGGGCCGCGAAGTCGCTGGGAATCCGATTGGGCGCGCGTTCCCTCGACATTGTCCTACCGCGGCGGCCGGGCGAGGTCGAAAGTCGTGCGCAGTCGGTCGGCACGAACAGCGAGGGCGGTTACTTGCGCCCTACTGGCATGGTGACCAACCTTGAACGGGCGTTGAAGGAATACGACTCTGTTCGACAGGTCGCCGAAGTTATCCGCACGTCGGACGGCGGTACCTTGAATTGGCCGACCGTCAACGACACGAGCAATACGGGCGTTTTGATTGCGGAAGGGACGCAAGTAAGCGAGGGCGCTATCGCGTTCGGCAACGCGCAGTTTTCAAGCTACAAGTTCTCGTCGAATCTTGTGCTTGTTAATTTCGAGTTGGATGAAGATTCGGCGTTTGACATGACTTCGACCGTCGGTTCGTTGCTTGGCGAGCGACTTGGGCGCGTGAGCAACACGTACACGACGACCGGTACGGGGTCCAGTCAGCCGGCCGGTATCGTGACGGGTTCGACGCTCGGAAAGACGGCCGCGGGCGCTGCCGCGATTACCGCGGACGAAATCATCGACCTTTTCCATTCGGTCGACCCGGCCTATCGGGACCGACCGGGCGCAGGGTTCATGATGCACGACAACATTGCCGCGGCCGTTCGCAAGTTGAAGGACTCCGAAAACCGGTACCTTTGGGACTTGGATACGCTGCGCAACGGAATGCCCCCGGTTTTGCTGGGCAAGCGTGTGAAGATTAACCAGTCGATGCAATCGAGCATTGCAACGGCGACGAAAACGATTATTTTCGGCGACCTCGCGTCGTTCAAGATCCGAGACGTTGGCCGGGTTCGTATCAAGCGACTCGTCGAGCGGTACGCGGACTACGATCAAATTGGTTTCGTTGCGTTCATTCGGTTCGATTCGAAGGTGTTGAACGCGGGAACCAATCCGATCAAACATCTTATCCAAGCGTAAGCGATGGCCGGCATAGGCCGGCGACGACGGAAACTAAGGTCGAGGCGTCTAGTAATGGGCGCCTCGACCTTTTCGCTTTAACGCATGGGGTTCTGTTTATGCGTGTTCGGTATCTGGTTTCGATGGCGGGTACTGATTTTTCCCGCAACGTTGGCGACGAGTCGGAAATTGACAACGCGGAAGGCGAGCGATTGAAGGCGGCCGGGTACGTCGAGGAAGTCGTCGAGGCGAAAGAGTCGACCGAAAGGCCGGCCGAAAAGAAAAAGAGCGAGGGTAAATAACCTATGCCGTTCGCTTTAGTTCAAACCGTCGCGCCGACCGACCGGCCGCTAACCCTCGACCGCGCGAAGTCGCATCTTCGCGTATCGTGGAACGACGACGACGCATACATCGCCGACTTACTCGACGGCGCCATTGTGGCCGCGCAACGTGAATGCGGGTTGCAATTCATCGACGCTACCTATCGACTGATCCTCGACGGTTTCCCGTCCGATGACGAGATCCGTCTACCTATCGGGCCGGTCGATTCGGTGTCGAGCATTACCTACACGGACACGAACGGCGCGCAACAAACGGTCGACTCTGCCGATTATTATGTCGGCGCGCACACGGGGCGTATTTGGTCCGCGGCCGGTTGGCCGGTGGCCGACGTGAACCGGCCCGAATGCGTCGTCGTCGAGTTCGTCGTCGGGTTCGGTAACGTTGCGTCGAGTGTCCCTAAGGATGCGGTTTCCGCAATCCTTTTGATCCTCGCCGACCGATTTCAGAACCGCGGCGATGAAGGCGGACCGAACGATAGACCAATCCCCCCGGCCGCGCTTCGATTGTTGAACAATCTGCGCAACGGCGAACAGTGGTAACGCGTCGAGGTTGTCGACAATGGCCGACCGAATTCGAGACTATCCGCACCGTTTGACGATTCTCGTTCGAACGACGCGAAAGGATAACACTTTCGGCGAGGCCGTTCCTAAGTGGAGCGGCGCGGGAAGTGTTTACGGTCGCGTCGAGGAATTGTCTGCGAATCAAGATAGAAGCGACCAACAAATCGAGAGCCGCGCCGAGGTTCGTATCGTTCTGCGCGGTCGCGTTACCATTTCGGCGAACGACCGTTTGTACTGGAAGGGCCTAGACGCTACCTATCGACTCGACGGCGTCCACAAGTCGGAAGTCGAGACAATTTGCGGCGGGTACAGGGTGACGGAAAAGGACGAATAAGCGGCGAGGCGTCCCCGATGATGGTAGGGCGTTGGAAGATCCTAGACGACCCCGATAAGCGACTTATCGGTCTCAAGCGCGCGATGCGAAATAAGATCCTGCGCAAAGCGGTGCGCGCCGGATCGAAACCGATTCGCCAAGCGATGAAGGCGAACGCGCCGAAGCGTACCGGGTCGATGGGTTCGTCTATGTCCGTCAGGATTGCGACGAACAAGAAAACCGGCGCAGTTTATGCCGTTATCGGTCCGCGGCGACGATTCCAGAAAAAGGGCGTTAAGGGGAAAGTGACCCCGACAAAATACGCGGCGCTAGTCGTTGGCGGGACAAAACCGCACGCGATAGGCAAGGGGTCGACGCTGGGAAGAAAAAGGGGAAAGCGAATCGTCGCACACAACCAGCGCGGCGGCCTACATCCGGGGTCGAAATCCAATCCATTTATGCAACGGTCGCACGCTTCGACGCGTGAGTCGTCACTATCGGCGATGCGAAAGGTTATCGAGGACGGCATCGTCGAGGCGTTGGCCAAGTCGGGCGGCGCGGCCTCGACGGTCGCCGATGCCGGATAGTTAAGAGTGGAAATCGAGCAAGCAATTTACCAACGACTTGCGGGAACGGCCGCGCTAACTGCATTGGTTGGCGACAGGATCTTCCCCGATGAAGCGGACAACGACTCGCCGCGGCCGTTGCTGGTTTATGCTGTTGTCTCGACGGAAGATATACGAACGCTCGACGGCGTCGTCGCGTGGGCGCGTCATTCCGTGAATATCTTTTGCGAGGCGGAAACGTTCGCGGAAGTTAAAGCGGTGGGCGTTGCGGTCAACGAATGCCTCGACAAACAATCGTTTGACGGCGTTTCGAAGTGTTATCGGGCGGACTACCAAACAAACGACGGCGGCGACAGTCGTTCGGAAGTTTTGCAAACTTACACGATGATTCAAGAGGGCGAGTAAATGTATCTTGCAGACGGTACCGGCCTGACGATCAACGACGGGGCGGCGAACGCTGCTACCGCGGTTCCCGGCATCATTACGATTACTCCCCCTTCTAGCGAAATGGGAGAGTATGACGCGACCGCGCTCGACTCGACGGCCGGCACGATGGTTAAAGAGCCGAAATCGAGGACCGAACCGGGGACAATGTCTTGGACGATGTTCAAGACTCACGCGCAATACGACCGACTCTGCGCGCATCGTGACGCGGGGACGAAAAAGAGTTTTGTTCTGACCTATCCGGATACCGAAACCGACACTTGGACCGGTTTTATTCGCAAGGTCGACACGGTCGAGGCGCAGAATCAAGAGCCGGTAAAGCTGACGGTTACTGTCCAGGTCTGCGGACTCGTTACGCGTTCCGCGGTCTAGTCGCAAGCCGGGGGGACGTTCGGCCGCGGTCGCCTGATAGCCGGCCGCCTATGGCGCCGATTGCGCTGGCCGGCGTCCCCCTTATGGT